AGATTGTGTCATTAGCCGCGCACAATGGCCTTCTTATTATTTTTGGCAAGCACAGCATTGTGGTTTATCAAGGAGCAGAAGCTCCGGCTACAATGGTTTTGGCTGATACGGTTGCGGGTGTTGGTTGTGTTGATAGAGATACAGTCCAGCACACTGGCACTGATGTAATGTTTTTATCGCATACAGGCTTGCGTAGCTTTGGCAGAACAATTCGAGAAAAGTCGATGCCAATTAGTACGCTGTCTCGAACAATTACCAAAGACATTATTAACTTAATTCAAAATGAAACAGAGTTTTTTAGATCTATCTACAGCCCAGAAGAAAACTTTTATCTACTTACTTTTGTAGGGCAGGCAACTACATTTTGTTTTGATGTTAGAGGTAGCTTAGAAGATGGATCGCTTCGTGTAACTCGATGGCCCGGCTCTGTTTTTACAGCCTACGAAAGGTTAACTAACGGCACATTATATACGGGAACTAAATATGGAATAGCAGAGTACAAAGGTTATTCCGATAACGGCACAAGATATCGTTTTAAATACTTTAGTCCCAGCTTGACGTTTGGCGACACCTCTAAAATTAAAATTCTTAAGAAGATTAAGCCGACATTAGTAGGCGCTAACAGTGCCACTGTATTTATGAAGTTTGCGTATGACTTTGGAACTTCCTACAGAACTACAGAATTTACAGTAGGCAACCAGAATCCTGCCTCTTTTAATGTGAATGAATTTCACGGAGATGCTGACCCTTCTCACAATTCGAATCCGCTGTCTGAATTTACAGGTGGTGAACTAACCAACCAACGCAGTCTAAACGCTGTGGGTAGTGGTAGTACGGTGGTAGTAGGTCTTGAGTCTGACATCAACGGGTTTGCTTTATCACTTCAAGAAATAAATCTATTAGCGTTAATAGGTAAAACAGTTTAATTAGGGAGAAACACAATGCCAGAATGGTTACAGAACTTGCTTGGAGGAGGAGCTGGCGCAGGGCTTCTTTTTAAAGCTTACGAGGATCTTGGAGGCGTAGGGGAAACCGGCCTTCAAATGGGACAACAGCTTGCCGAGCAACAAATGGAGCAAGCGGCGTTTAGGCCATACACAGTAACGAGCGCTACTGGCGGTCAGTTTGGGGTAACGCAAGATCCCACTACTGGCCAGTTTCAGTATGGACTTCAAATGTCTCCTGAAGAACAAGCATTTCGACAGGGCATGTTTGGTGGCGCTGGTCAATTTTTTGAAGAAGCACAACGCACACCTCAGCAGTTAGCAGAGCGCGAAGATGTTTTGTTTGAGCGTATTCGTGAGGCTCAACGACCTGAAGAGCGCATGGAGCGTTTAGGTTTAGAAGAGCGCTTAGCGGCGCAAGGTCGATTAGGTGTTAGCACAAATCTCTATGGCGGAACTCCTGAGCAGTTAGCAATGGAGCGCGCACAACAAGAGTCTATTGCTAGAGCGCGAATTGGTGCTATGGATCAAGCCCGAGCAGAGCAAACTCAACAAGCGGCGTTAGGACAGCAGTTTTTAGGTGCTAGTTATCTCCCTCAAGCACAACTACTTTCTGCTATTACCCCCGGAATGAGCGCCGCAGGACAGCAACAACAAGCGCAGTTGTATGGCACAGGCCTGTTTGGTGAGGCTGTGGCTTCTGGTATTGATACACTTCTTGGCGCAAGTCTTGGCCAGGCCAACCTTGCTGGCGCGCTTGGTGGCGGATTATTAGGTGGTGTTTTAGATTTAGACTTCAACATACCTACGACATAAAGGAGATTTAAAATGGCACGATTTGGTAGAGAATTAGTTAGATCTCTTACACAACCCGCTTTTATGGAAGATGTTAGGCAGGTTGGAATGCTTGCAGGATCAATGCCGCGGCGAAAAAAAGAAGAAGAAAAAAGGCAAGATCGTTTAGCTAAAGAGAATGAAGTTTTTAAAATTTATGAGCAAGGCTTGCGGTCATCAGAAGATGCAAACGTAGCAGGCGTTACTGCGGCAACAGGAAAATTGTCTGGAATGCTTACAGAAACTCAAGATGAGTCTGTTCGCTCTGATTTGATGACAAAAATATCTGCGCTTGGACAGCTAACAGCCCCTACCCAAACGGCCAAAAATCAAAGAAATGTAAGCGATCTTATAAAGGCAGAAAATTTACTTGCCGAGCTTGGCGAAAAAGGCGAGGCACTTACAGAAAATGAAAAACAAATAAAGGAAGGTGTTCAGCAAAGAGTAGATCAACTACGTCAAAATGCATCTACTGTGCAAGCGGCTAACTCTAGTCGTCGCGATGCTCGTATAGCTAGCCTTCAAAAAAACGAGGCTTTAGCTGTTGCAGAAACAAATGCTATGAAACGTGATTTGTCTCGATTTGTTGGAAGCGATCAATTTCAAAGCCAAGCTCAAAAATACAGAGATAGAGGTCTTAGCCTTCAAGTAGATAAGTTAGAAACTGAAGTCATGGAAGTAATGACCAAGAGAGAAGAGCTAGTAGATAAGTTAAATGAAAAAGCTCCTTTAACTCCTGAAGAAAAAAAAGTAATCACTGATCTTGGGTTTAAAATTACTGACGATATTAAAGTTGATAGAAAGCGTTTAAATACAATTAATGAAACCAAGTTCCAAAAGAAGCTTGATATTGCGTTACGCCCATTAGATCCAGCATCTGCAGGTCTTGCTAAGGCTCTTGTAAAGCAGGAGCTTGAGCAGATTGTGCAAGAAGGTGAAATTGAGCAACTTCCATTCTTCCAAGATATTTCAGATAAAGTTGAAGACATACTTGAAGACCCTGAAGAGTTGGAGTTTTTCTTAAATCGTGTTGATGGGGCTAGTCAGGCTGAAATCCCCAACATTATTAGAGAATACCTTAAAGGCAAATTCCCTAAAAAGTTTGAGGAAATGCAAACTGAAATGCGCAGGGAAGCAACAATTGAAACTACTAAGCGGGGCGCTCTTTCTGATATTGCGGCAAGTACTAATGCGGCCAGAGGCACGGCCGCGTTTGAGGCCGGCATAATAGACGAAGATAGGCCGTTGACTCCTGATGATGAAGGCTACTTTGATCTTTCAAATCCTGATGATGCTGATCGCGCACTTATGCTTTACGAGCGTGAAGAAACTAAGAAAACAAAAGCTAGACAACAGAAAGAGCAGTTAGGCGCAACCACAAGCGTAGGTCTTACTCAAAGATCAAGCTTTAATTTTTAATAGGTAAATCATGGCTAGAGAAATGATTAAAGAGCATGAAGGCAAACGCCTTGATGTTTATAAAGACTCTAGAGGTAAGAAGACTGTTGGCTATGGTCACCTTATTGACGAAGACTCTCCTGAAGATATTCGCAATCTAAAAGTCGGTGAAGAGATATCGGCAGAAAGAGCAGAACAGCTTTTTAACCAAGACTATGCCTACCATGCGCGTGCGGCTAAAGAAATTCCTGGCTTTTCACGGGCATCAGAGTCACAAAAAGAAGCTCTTATTGACCTTACTTTTAATATGGGCCCGAATTGGTATAAAAACTTTCCTAAATTTGCTGAAGCTTTTGAGGCGGGTAACTACGAGCAAGCGGCAAAAGAGCTTAAAAATAGTGACTGGTACGATCAAGTAGGTCGCAGGGCACCAGCCATTGTCAGCATGGTTAAGGAAGCGGGTGCCACCCAAAAAACTACAGAAAAACCTGCAAAACCAAAAGGCAAAGTAGACTTTGACCGTATTGTTGTTGGGCCCGATGCTCAAGTAGCCAAGACAAAACCAAAGATTGATTATAAAAATCTAATTGTTATTCCTGACAGTGCTAAAGAATCTCTTCAAGAGCTTGACCAACTAGAGCAAGAAAGAGCAATGGGATTAGCCGTTGAAATTGGAGAAGGTATTACCCTTGGTTTGCTTGGTGAGCTTGCCGCTGTAGCAGAGGCGGCGTCATCTGATCGCTCTTATCAAGAGGCAAAAGATAACTACGAGTTAGCTCGCAAGAAATTTAAACGAGAAAACCCCAGCCTAGCTACGTATGCAGTGCCGTTAGAGCTTGCCGCTACAATTCCTACAGGCATTGGCTTAGCTAAAGGTCTTGGTAAGTTAGGCGTTAAGTCTGCCGCAGGTCAGTTAGGCATTGAAGGCGCAGGCTACGGACTTGCTACAGGAGAAACTTTTGAGCAACGAGTAACTGGTGCTGGCATTGGCGCTCTTACTGGACTGACGCTTGGCCGCGTAATTGATGTTGCTACATCGCCATCGAAAGCTGGCGGACTAAAAACAGACAAAGACTTTGAAGCTGACAAAGCGTTAGATCCAGATGATTTAGCTGAAGCCAACAGCATTCAGCAAGCAGATGCTCAGCGATTTTTTGATGAGGTAGATAACCCGGCTTACAGACGAAAGCCTTTATCTGAAGCGGAAACGGTTGGTGAGCTGTGGAGCGGACTAAAAACATCAGCTCAAAACTTCTACAACCAAAATTTACGTGGTGTATCAGACACGATATGGGCGGAGGTCAGCCCGCAAGTAGGTGCTTTGGTTCAGCGCTTTGACACTAAGGCTTTGCTTACTATAAACAAAGAGTTCTCTGACTTATCAGAACAGTTAATTCCTGTAGCAAAAACAATCAATGAAAGCGAACACGCTAAAGGTGCGCTACTTGATTACGCCGCAGGCAAAATGATTGACCCAGATCAAATTCGGTTGCTTCGTGAGGAGCGCAAAAGACTTCGAGCTTCTGGACTTAAGGGTTCCAAAGAAGCTAAAAAAATGGAAGACAATATTAGGTCTAGCTCTACTGAGCGTTTAATGTCTGAGTTATCTCAAGACTTAACAGCCGAGCAGAAGGTAATACTTAAGCGATATCTAGCTTACAGCTATGCTAAAAACCAAAAGTTAAACAAGAAAACATTTGGCGCTGACTTTTCGGATGACCTTACATTCTTGCACACTCGCTTAACAAAAGAGCAAATTAAAAAGCTAAAGGAAGAGCGTAAGCTTACTGACGAGCAGATTGAAGGTTTGTTTGATGACCCTGCGTTTAAGCAACGAACGCGCGGCTCTTATTTGCGTGGTGATGAGAATGCCCCCAAGCCGGCTAACTATGACAATCCGCTTATCTCTGACATACAGCGCATACAAAGACTTGAGCAGTTATCTCAGATGCAGGACGCATTTAAGTTAAACATTGCGGCCGCAGTACAGCGCAATGGCGGTCGTCCGTTAACTCCTAATCAACTAATGGATGAGCTTGAGTTTAAGTTGTTTGAGCGAGGCATCAGCCCAGAGGGATCTAAATACACTCGCAAACAAATATCAGAAATGATTATGGGTCAGGAAAAAGCACCTCACCCTTTAATTCAGGCGCTTAACTCTATTGCTTACGCCACTACGTTGGCAGGGCCAATGTCTGCAATTCTTAACCTTGCTGATATTCCACTGCTCGGCGCTAAGTACGGCGGCAAAGCAGTTCGTGAAGGGATCAAAGAAGCTGACCCACGAATGCTGACACCGTTTAAAAAGCCATCTGACTTAGACCTAAAGCAAATGGGCTTAAACAATCAGGTGTTCGGTGAATTCGTTAGCCAGCTAAATGAGCTTCAATCTGGCGGTACTAACTGGATGATGAAGACGGCTAAGGCCGCAAGACAAAGTGCAGATTTCCTTATGAGGAAGTCGGGCTTTGCGGCTATGGACGTTGTTGGCAAGAAGGGCGTTATGCGCGGCATTCTTACTAGCGCGGCAGATGACGCTAAAGCAGGAAGACTTGCAGATAACTGGGGCTTTTATTTTAACGACGCAGAGCTAGACATCATAGCAAAGCAATTAAAGGCTCACGGCACCGAGTACAGCAAGTACACAGGCAAGGGCAAAGACCTTGTTGAAGAGTTGATGTTTGCCGGGCTAGGCCAACAGCAGTTAATTAGTGCGGCAGGTCGTCCTGCTGGCTGGGCAAGGAACCCTAACCTTCGTCCTCTATGGGCGTTACGTGGCTTTGTTATTAAGCAACAGGCGTTGGCGTTACGAGAGGTAGTAGGTAACATTAAAGCTGGTAAGCCAGATAAAGCCGCTGAGTTTATGGGGCGTTACGCCTTATATGGAGCCGGTGGCTATGCAGTAATTAATGAAGGCCGGCAGTTTATCTTCGGTGATGGCAATGTATCGGCAGGAGGACTAGCTCGCGGATACGGCGATGCCTGGGCAAGCTTGCTAACAGCTAACACGCTTGGCCTTAATGACTACCAATACGGTCAGATCCAGCAAAATGGACTGCTATACACCTTTGCTGAAGGGATGATGCCTTTGGCTCCGAGTAGGGCCGCAGACATCGTTGGCACAGCTATCGAGGTAATAGACCAAGAGCGACCACCGCAAGCGTTTGTTACAGAGGTATCGCCTTTAATTAAACAGTCGTTAAGATTTGGTCGGAACGTAGCACAAAAAACTGGAGCTACAGAGGCTGAAAGTATGTTTGCTGAGGGTCTTAGAAGAAGAAATACCGAAGACTAATCCCAACTAACAAACTCTAACCAGCCTCTTACCCCTGCCGCCCTGTCATTCTCCATACGGGCGGCTTCTGCTTTGTAATGCTTAGCTATTTCTTTAACTTCTTTGTGCGCTCGCTTGGCTAAATCAACGTCTTCTGCTTTTTCTCTAATTAACTCAAGGGCACCTTCGCCGTAAGTGTCAATATAATGACGCACGAAGTAGTCGGGGCTACTGCCAAGCCGTTGGTGGCACCCGTAACAGTGGGCAAATGCGTTTAGTTTGTCATAACGAATGCCTTTCTTGGCACGGCTAAAGTAGTGTGAGCAGTGAAGCCCGGCACTATTTTCTTCATACTGCTTGCCACAGCTCTGACATTTGAACTCGTTGCGGATACGAATGC